GTTCAAGTGGGATAGTAATACCTGTAACAATTGCTCAGGGAGGGACTGGCGTTACATCCGTTACGATATCCCCTACGGCTTCGGCCTGGGCTGGCTGGGATGCCAACTCGAATTTATCAGCCAACAATTTCAATCAAGGATATGCCACTACTGCTACGGCTGCGGGCACCACAACATTAACAGTAGCAAGTGCTGGGCAGCAGTATTTTACAGGCGCTACAACTCAGACCGTATTATTACCTGTAACGAGTACGCTAGTATTAGGGCAGAATTATTTAATTGTAAATAATTCAAGTGGCGCGGTGACAGTGCAGTCATCTGGCGGCAATACTATATCTGTCATTGGCGCGGGAACTCAGGGACGATTCACAGTAATATTAACATCGGGAACCTCAGCATCAAGTTGGAATAGTTCATATAACGAAGGTGAACTGGTCATTCCTGTAACGGTTGCGCAAGGTGGTAGTGGTCAAACAAGTTTTACAGCTTATGGCATTATGACAGCTGGGATTACTACAACAGGAGCAATGCAACAGGTCACACCTAGCACTTCTGGATTTTTATTGCAATCCGGTGGCGCTGCTGGTTTGCCGACCTTTACTGGTACACCAGCACTTGGAACACCTGCATCGGGAATTTTAACGAATACTACAGCTGGAGGCGGCCTTAGAAGCTTTCAAGTATTCACCTCAGGAACGGCACAAACTTACACGAAACCTGCCAACGTTACATCAATAATGGTCGAAGTTATTGGTGGTGGTGGTGGTGGTGGTGGTAGCGCAGGTGGCGCAGGTTTTGGACTTGGTGGCGGCGGAGGGTCAGGTGGTTATGCCAGGCTTTGGATTGCAAGTGCCGCCAGCACATACACCTACACGGTTGGTGCTGGTGGTGCGGGGGGAGCTGCCGGTGTTAACACAGGAACTTCCGGTGGCACAACAACATTCAGTGCAAGTTCGCTACAAGCTACAGGTGGTACTGGAGGCGTAGGTGGTAATGCCGGAACCTCAGCAGCGGGGGGGAATACTGCACCTGGAGCAGGTGGGGTCGGTTCGAATGGCAATATTAATGCTGGAGGCGAACAAGGTACTTTTGCATTACTTGCTTTAGCATTAATCGTACCAGGGCAAGGTGGATCCAGCATCTACGGTGGGGGAGGACTTACACTCGTAATCGGTAATGGGGGAAATGCACAAAACTATGGTAGCGGAGGCGGCGGTGGTGCTTCCCAAGCATCAAACCAATCTGGTGGTAATGGTTCTGGCGGTCTTATTGTTGTATGGGAATTTTCATAACCCCCAACCAATAAAGATTTGTATAAATTGATCACACAAACTACGAAATATTTTGTGTGATCAATTTTATTGTCATCCTGCTATCATTGTTTTTGTAATGATCGAATCAATATCTACATTTGGATTTGGCGATGAAATATAAAGCAAAACAAAGATAGATACCAATGCACTAATAACGATAATGGTACGAATATTAATTTTATTCCAATTCATTAATTTTCACCTTTTTAAAAAGGAACATCGTCTTCAAGTTCCTGTTTCACTTGGGGCTCTACAGTTGCATGGGAATGCTTAACAACGTTCCCATCAGCCGTTACCACAAAATCTTTAACATCGTTCCTATCTGCCCACATCTCGCCAGAACCATCAGTTTTAAACGTGCCTTTCTTAATTACAATATCAGCTTGCCCAAGTTTTCCAATGGTTTCTGCAATGTTAAATATACCATCTTCGTATTTATCGACCATGCCAATGGTCTTTGCAAAGTGTCGAAGCTTAAAAGCAAATGCGCCATCACCTGAAATATAGGTAAATAAAGTACGTGGAGATTCAAAACCTAAAATTGACAATTTAAGTTTTGCCATCTCATTGCCGTTTTTGTCTCGCAACTGGTTGCCATAATTGTCTGTTGTTATGACTTCCACGACCTGGAACCCGTATATCCCAGGTTCCATCACATTTAGGCTTTGAATTTGTTCTTCGGTATATGGCTTGTATTTCATTGTCGATCCTTTTATTGTTTATGTTATGTTATTTAATTTCAAGTTTAAGTCTGCGCTGAATTGATGCCCCAGGGACTTCAATCCCTTCATTGAGTGCTTCTTTCAACATTATTTTGTCTAATGACGTTACAACTTTTTCCTTCCAATATTCCGCGGGTATAAAGTCCTCATTAATAACGTCAACTGAAGCCGGACACTGTTTGATTCTGATTTTAAAATAAGGACAGCTCTTTATCTCTTTGATTGAGAGCCTTTGCATGTGGAATTGCAAATAATCCGAAAGTGAACCAACTTGCTTTGATAGTCTGGTCTTCCTAGTCTTCATATCTTCCATGGCTTGCGTAATGGCCGCTTCTTCGGCCTCTAGGTTTTTAATGTACGTTGCGACACCAACAGCTTTATTTTCAAAATCTACAGTCAAGGCATCTAGCGTATCCATCATATCTGGGGTTATTTCGCCATTCTCATCGACTTGGCTAAAGACATTTTCGTATTCATTGGTTATTTTATATAGTTGCATGGTAAGCCCCTTGGTAATCGCCTAAATTATAGTTTTCAATTTGATGTAATATTTCATTGAGATCGTTATCAACATAGAATTCCTCAAAACACCCCATCGGGGTTTTAGCCATGTGTTGGCCGTCATTTGCGGTTATAAACTTGTATTTGTTATCAACAATTATTGATTGAAAAACGTAAGTAAAAGAACCCTCAATAATGTTTGCCCCATCAATCATCTTTCCAATGGTTTTGGGGCGACATTTACCATGAACATCTATGTCAACATGCATTGTGATAACGCAATTTAAGTCCTCTCTGAGACCACGCAAAGATCCTATCATCTCCCAGGCATTCCTACCGATATCGATAAATTTATCATAGCCTTTTTCTCTCGATCTGCGCATGTAAGTGTTAGTCATTGTGAAGCCGAAATCATCTATAATTAAGTTGATAATTTCAGGCCTTTTGTCATTAACTAGCTTAATGACACGCATGATTTTAGTGTGATCATCAGTCTCGTAATAGTTTCCTGTTAATCCATCCGCTGATAATTTTGTATAATTTGATTTGTAGCCTCTAAACGGCAATGGCTTGTCTAAAATATTGATGATAAAAGTCTTGGTTGGATCTAAGTTTCTTAGGCTTGTTGATTTTCCTGTACCTGAATCACCCAGTATCAAAATTGTATTGCTCATGATAATAAACTCCCAACAACAAAAAATAGTACACCTATGGCGATTAAGTTGTAACGGCTTGTTCTATGGTTGCTTAATCGCTCTTTTGACGTAATAAAATCCTTTAAGTTACTCGTCATCGTACCAACTCCCAAAAATGTCCGATTCAGCACAAAGACGGTTGGAACAAGCGTCGTCGATATACTCTTGCATGATGTTGTCTAAGTTTGAATTGATGCTCAAAATCTTAGAAACGAATGCAAGTTTATCTTCTGCGTTTAGCTCTCGAATATCAAGTTTATATTCATTATCAATGAGTTTGGCTTTTTTGAATACTAAGTGATCCGAAATTTCTATGATAGATCTCTCGAAAGATTTGATTGTCATGATGTACCCCGTTATGTTTTGTTATGTCTCGTTAAGTTACTCATGCATAGTAGCATTGTGTTTTCTTTGTGTCAAGTTTAAATTAACAAAAAGTTTACATTCGTGTTAAGGTTAATTTGACATAAAGTTAACATTGATATATAAAGAGATGGAGAATATAAGGGGTTAAATAATGTCACCTGTTAAAAAGTTACGGGATAGTTTGTTGCTTACACAAATGGAATTTGCAGAAATGTTGGGTGTCAGTCGGCCGATTATCAGTTCATATGAGTGTGGGCATAGCATACCGCGCTCTAAAATGATTAGGAAAATGATAGCTTTTGCGCTGGCAAATGGTGTCAATTTAAATGCAAATGATTTCTTTAAAGAAAATAAAGAATTATCCACAGATTTAGTGGATAAGGGTGTTAGCTGATTCCTATAGAGTTGATGGGGATTAGTGAGAGATTAATGTTAATAAAAAAACAGAGGGTACAAAAATGAAAGATGAAAAAGAGTATTTAGGCGATGGGGCTTATGTTACTTTCGACGGTTATCACTTATTAATGAGGGTTTTATGCTTTTTAAATTAGAGACTAGGAAAAGAGAGATGCAACTTAATTTAAGTAAATTAGAACCAGGGTCATTAGACTCCCTGCAAATGCAAACTTATATTTTAGGATTCATAGATGCGTCCCAAATAGCATACCGATCTGTTAGTAAGAAAATAACTAGGGATAAAAAATGAAGAAAAAATCAGAAGATAATATTTCAGAATATCCGTTTCATATGGAAACAAAGGTTGCATTGCTTGAGCAATCTATAAGTCACATCAACCAAACCCTTATTAGGATAGAAAAAAGGCTTGATAAAGTTGATGACCAATTAATCCAGTTCAGGGGCGATCATATGTGGATATTCTGTATTGTAATCGCATTCGGAACTGGCTTGATGGGCTTAATGGCTCATGGATTTCACTGGATTTGATTATGAATGACTTCACTATAGACGAACTAAAAGAATTACGTGATTGCATCGAATGGAAATTATTGCAGGGAAATCCTACTGAAATAACTTTGCCGGTAAAATGTAAAATCCAATATATTATTGATAACTATTTGCTTATAGAAAAGAAGAAGAATGATTTCTCCACGAATGCTGAAGAAATTAAACAGCTTCACTTATTTTCTAGGGCGCTATCCGATGTATGGTATTTTGGAATTCTTCTTGAATCTGGAAAAACGATTGCCATAAGTCAGATAAATGATATTACTAAAGATGGTTTAGGAAATGCTTGGTTAGATGCTGAATTATTGGAAGAAAGTCCTATTGGTTTTCATGATGATGTTATTGTATCTGCAACGTCAAGAACAAGGTGTATTATAAATTGTTCAAAAATAGTAATGATTCAGGAATTGGCAGATACATAATGAATGACTTCACGAAAGATGAACTTCAATACTTACTTAGTGCTTATTGGACTTCTGATTCTACTTTTCCAGGCCTATTAGATAAATTGAAATCTATGATTGAAAACTATGATGCCAAAACAATAAAGGTATGGCATTGCGAAAAATGCGGGCATATTCAATGAATGACTTTACTAAAGATGAGCTAGAGCAGATATATTTTTATTTGGAAAATGAACCCCAAGAATTGATGGATAAAATCAAATCTATGATTGATAACTATTGCGAGCACGACTGGGAAAACCCGTGTTGCGGTTGTCCTGATTCGGCGCACGTGTGTACCAAATGTGAACGGAGATTGTGAAGTGAATTGCTATAGAAATATGACTTTTTGTGCATCGCCTGGGTGCAAAAACGTGTGTGGTCGGAAAATGTCTAGCGAAGATGAGTCAAGGCTTAAAGGTTTAAATAAAATGAATGGGACACAGATTCCAGTTGCCTATGCTTATTTTTGTGATTTACCGGCTGAAATTTACCACTCGATTAAAGAGAATGAGGCACCAGAATGAAGAAATATCAAGTAGGTCAAAAGTTATACTGGATTAAGTACAAGGACAATTTACCGCAATTACGTGTTTTTGATTTAGATACAATCAAGGAAGATCGCGACGGCTTTAAATATTCGGGTGAAGGGTGTAGTTACATACGAGAAGAAGCATGTTTTGATTCGTGTGCGGCTGCTGTAGAAAATGGCTTTAAGTTACTTAGGGAGCTGATGGATGAATGAACTAATTAGCGTGCTCATTGATCTTAAAAAAGATATGGGCAACCTGGCCGAACAAATTTATGGCGCACGCATGATGGTGAATGAGAAATCACCTCATTATGAATTTTTGAAGTACGTCGGTCATGCTATTGACGGATTTCACGATAAGATAGCTTTTCAGATTAAAGTCTCGAAAGAGAAAAGCCCACCGTTAAATTGTTCATAAACCATAGCCTAAAAACTCCATAGAAGACCGTGGCTGAACGCTACGGTTTTTTTGATACCTGACTGACCCCCCATATATTATATTTCTTTGCGTAGGCTGTAGCTTGTTCTGGACACCCTTCTTCTTCCCAACGTTTAATCGAAGGTGGCGTAGCATCTTTTTGGATGTGACCTCTTTTCTGGCATAAAGTAAAATCGGTCATAAAACCATTGAAGCGGATGGCGGGTGAGATTTCTTTCAAAGCCACTGGACTTCTTTCCTGGATAGCCGGGGTTTTGGGTTTTGGTGGCGTTATATCGTCTTTCCATCGGTTCTGGTTGATATAGGTGAGAGGGTTTGGAATAAAGCCATGTCGCCATTCATCATCATGGTCGATTTGTTCTTTAAGCTTAGCGATTATTTCTTCAGCGTGCTTATCAAGATTTTTAGCTTTCCATTTTATTTTACAAGAATCTTTGGCTTTCTTTTTGGGATAGAGTGTCCAGAAAGTCTCAAAAAAGTGTGCACACAAGAGATCTTTTCTTTTAGGTTCTTCTTTTAGGTTCTGTGTCGCTACTGGCGGGTGGTACCCCCCGCCATCTCCGGGTGGTGAAATGAATTTTTCTACCCCCCGCTGGCAGCGACCCGTCGCTACTGGCGGGGGGTCGAATGAATCTAAGCCAGGTGTTCCCTCACGCCAATCATCAACCATTAATTTCATGACAGGGATTTGTTTGCTTCTTCCCATAAACATACTGGTATATTTTAAAATTCCTTT